TCGCAAGAAAAGATTAAGCAAAACCGAATAAAGCGTGAAAAGCTTAAAAGACAGCAAGATTTTAAAAACTTAATGTTTGCTATTTTAGCCGCTATTTTTTGTGTAGGCGGCTTGGGTTGGATAATTGCTTTTATTAGCTCATTATAAAATAGTTAATAGAGAAATTTTATGAGTTTATTAGATTATTGCTCGACAGATCGGCAAAGAGAAATTATACAAGCCTGGTATAATCACAATCAAAGTGCAGTAGAAGCAGCAAAATCAATAGGTTGTGGTGATAGCACCTTTAGAACAGTTCTTCATAATGTAAGAATTAGAGCAGCAGCAAAAGGATTTACATTATATTTTGACGGGTCAAGATTTGTTGACGAAGGTCATAGTTTAATTGGTAAGTCTACACTTACAAAAGATGATGAAGGCAATACGGTCTGGATTAAAACAAAAGCAGACCAGATAAAGAAAGACAAGGCATTTAGAGCATTTGTTCAGGAGTTATGCGAAGGCATTAAGCCTATTAAAAGCAAGCCAAAAACTTCTAGACGTAAAGACGAATTGCTTTCTACTATTATAATTGGTGATGCTCACTTAGGAATGAGAGCAGACAGTGAAGAAACGCGCGACAGAGATTTTGATACAAGCATTGCTTCAAGAGAAATTAAAGAAGCAATTAATGAGTTAGTAGAACGATCCCCTGAGTGTAGAACAGGGATGCTTGTACAAGTCGGTGATTTCACACACTCCGATGGTTCGTCGCCTTTTACGACAAAAGGCACATTGGTTGATGTAGACACAAGATTTGAAAAAGTAATGCGTGTTGCTGCACAAACAATGATGTATGCAATAGATAAGATGCTAACTAAGTGCGACACAATACAAGTCGCAATAGCTAGAGGAAACCACGACTCAGACACTGCTCTTGCGGTGCAGTTAATTCTAGAGTTCTATTACTCTAAAGAGAAAAGAGTTAACATATTGAAGTCAAAAGGTTTTTTTCATTACCTTCAATGGGGTAAGTGGTTGTTTGGAATACACCATGGAGATAAAGTAAAAGCAGCTAAGTTAGCGCAGATTATGCCAAGAGATATGCCCGCAGCATGGGGCGAAAGTACACACAGACTTTGGTTTGTAGGACACTTTCATCATGCGTCAGTCCAAGAGTTTGAGGGAGTTACAGTGCAGAAGTTTGGTACATTAGCTCCACCTGATTCCTGGCACTCAGGTCAAGGATATGGTTCAGATCATACAATGAGTATGATTGCATTTAAGAAAGACGGGGGTAGGCACATTACTTGTACCTACGAAATACCAAAGCAGTATGCAGAGCCAGATGTAAAGATATGAGTGAAGATAGATTGAGGCGTGTTGAGCATAAGATAGATGACCTTCAAGAAGCCATTGTTTCTTTGGCTAGAGTTGAAGAAAGGTTAGTTACTGTTTTTAACAGGCAGTCGTCTATCGAAAAGAAAGTCAATGCAATGGATGATAAGTTGCAAGAAATGGCTTTTAAAACTGATAACAGATTTGGCGAAAGACTTTTCTGGATATTTATTGTAGGACTAGTAGCTTTGTTAACTAACTATGCAGGTGGATTATGAAACTTTTAGCACTAATACCTTTGGCTTTTTTATTCTCATGCTCATCTCTGGATATTGTAGGAGATGCAGTAACTAAATATTGTGAGCTTTCTGAAGCACAAAGAAACGCAAACAAAGAAGCTGTAGCAAAATCCGTAGCCCCTAACATGATAGAGATTACCTGTGAACAAGAGACTGATACAGAAGGCGTGTAAGTACGCACTACTTGCTTACGAAGAAGAGATTGAAGGCGCAATCAAGATTGAGTCTAGAGGTACATCTACGACTTGTTATTTTGTAAATGCAACTAATGAGCAATACGTCATCTTTCGCGGGACTCAACAAGCAAGAGATTGGATCTTTAACATGACTGCGTTCCCTTGGAGATATAAAGGGCGTTGGGTTCATGGTGGATTTATGATGGCGCATAGGTCTGTATGGAAAGAGATACAAAAGCATCTTGATCCTAACAAAGAAATTATTTTTACAGGTCACTCGTTAGGTGCTGCTCTTGCGGAGTTGTCAGCGCATTGCTGCCGTAAGTTTGAAAAGACTCGTTTGATTACGTTTGGTAAGCCAAATGTTTTTATGCGTCCATCTAAAGCAAAGATGAAAAACTTAATCTCGCAAGTATCATTTGTCTGCGGGTCAGACATGGTCGCAAGAATACCCGCGATAGGTTACTGTGCAGATGCAGGACAAACCATGGTGTACTTTGATAACTGGGGTAAGACTTGGATAGACCCAGAAGATTCATATGTACGAAAAGACAGGGGTATAGGCGATGCTATTTCAGACCACGATATGGCGGGTTATAGCCGTCTTACTACTAAGTTTTGTTCTGAGTAATTGTGCTATTACTAATAACTTAAAGGATGGATACGACAAAGGAGACATAACAAAGGGTTTGGTAGAGGACGTTAAGATTTATTGTTCTAAGCCAGTTTCTTATATTCGTAAAGCAAAGAGAAGTTTTTTATTTGCTTCAACAGGAATGATGTTGCCAGACCCATGTCCGAAGTTATAGAGTTTCCACCACAGTCAGTAGAAGGGTTAGAGGACTTTGCAATAGAAGTTGAAATTGAATTAGACACGTTATGTGCAGGATTGATGGAGCAAGGTATCCCGCCAATCTACTTAGTAGGAATGCTTCAGTCGCAGATACATTATATATTAGCTGCGTTACAAGAAGAGGATGAAGAGTAATGGGAACACAAAGAAAACCAAATGGTAATTCTATGGTAGCCACTCCATCAGGTTCTATTCCTTACTCACAATATAACAGAATGCAATCTGGAATGATTGATGACGGAACTTACATTGTTGATCCTAATTTTGTATACACTGGAAATAAGTTTGGTCCGTTTAGAGAAGGTCAAGAGTCTTATGAACAGAAACTAGCAGACTTAAAAGCAAAGCAAAAAGAAGCAGAAGCTAAAGCAGCAGCAGAACTTGCAGTATTTTTAAATTCTCCTACTACTTTGTACGGAGATGCTTTGGCAGGATATGAAGGCGTTAGAAATCCTCTTGGTGCAGCAGTTGGTGCAGCGCAAGCGCAAGATGCTTATGCAAGCGCAGTAGAAGAAGGTTTGGCATCAGGTGATAAAACACAGTTTAAGTATGGTTTTACAGATGACCCAGAAGTAGCTAAGGCAGATTACGAAAGAAGAATTCCGCAGGTTATAGCAGAAGGTGGTGATCCATCTATGCTGCAAGAAGCATTAGGAAAACTACAAACACAAGATCCTAATATTGTGCTTGATGAGGATGATGAGGGTGATGACGAAGAGTCTTTAACTTTTGAAGATTTTGTTAATCCGCTTCTTACATTTTTTGATCCTTCTACTATTGTTGGACCGCTTGGCCCTATTGATATGGGAGAGGTTGGCCCTTTTATTCCACAAGGAGGAGAGGGTGATGATACAGGCGTTGATCCAGGTAATGGTACAGATGATGATACAGGTGTTGGCACTGCCACTCCTACTGTTCCTCCTGTTGCTCCTGCCGAGCCTGTTCCTGATACTGTTCCTAGCACTGAGCCTGATGGTAATCTTGAACCTGATCTTGATCCGACTCCCGATCCAACTGTGGTTTCTGATGAGATCGTTACTGATGACCAAGCAGTCGTAACTATTCCTGAGATCATTAAACCAAAATCTACAGAAAGCAAAAGACAATTATTTGACATAGTCACAAGCGCAACGCCAATAACAGAAAGTATTTTGTTTTCGCCACAGTTTGTAGACTTAGATAATATTCAGCTAGGAATGTTTGACGCATTTCTAAAAGCCTCTGGAGGCAAGTAATGACATACTTGGAAGCAATTAACAGTGTCTTGCGTAGACTGCGTGAGGATGAAGTAGCAACAGCATTAGAATCAAGTTACTCCGCATTGATTGGAGACTTTGTTAATGACGCTAAAAACTTAGTAGAAGAGGCATGGAACTGGTCGTCACTAAGAAGCACAATTGCTTTTAATACCGTAATAGGAACGTCAGAGTATTCTCTTACGGGATCTGGTATGGACGCAGTAGTAAAACACGCACTTAATGATACTAAGAACTCATTTATTAATTACAAGACAAAGGCGTATTTCGATAATGTTTACTACAATAATACACCTGCTGCGGGAAGCCCTGAATGTTATACGTTCATTGGGACGGATGATAGCGATGATTTAAAAATCAAAGTATATCCAGACCCTAATGCTATTGAAGCTCTAAGGTTTGATATGGCTACGCCTCAAGCAGAACTTACTGCGGATGCTACTAAAATTAAAGCTCCTAACAGACCTATAGTGCAGTACGCATTTGCAATGGCTCTGAGGGAGAGGGGTGAGACAGGCGGTCAGTCGGCAGCAGAACAATTTGCCGTAGCCTCTAACGCTTTAGCTGATGCTATATCTATAGATGCAAACAGATTCCCAGAAGATCTAACGTACATGGTGGTCTAGATGGCTCAACAATTACAGAGCATTACAATCACAGCCCCTGGATTTGCGGGGATCAACACGCAAGACGCTCCGTTAGCGCAAGAGCCTAGCTTTGCTGCTGTGGCTGATAATTGCATTATTGATAAAGAAGGAAGAATTGCTGCAAGAAAAGGCTATGACTTACTTAACGGTAATGACTTGTTAGGTTCGTCAGCAGGTGTAGAAGCACTGCATGAGTTTGTTGCTGAAGATGGAGACATTACTTTCTTATCGGCAGGTAATAATAAAATCTTTACTGGTACTACCACGATGGTAGACGCAAGCCCAGGAAGTTACACGATCACTACAAATAACTGGAAGATCGTATCATTTAACGACCATGCTTTCTTATTTCAGAGAGGCTATGAGCCTCTAGTGTACTCAGATCACGCAGGTACAGTAGACAAGATGTCTTCTCATGCTCATGCGACAGGCACTCCTCCGCAAGGACATGAAGTGTTAGCAGCGTTTGGTCGTCTATGGGTAGCAGATTTTACAGCAGACAAGTCCACAATCTATTGGTCTGACTTATTAGACGGCACGGTGTGGTCAGGAGGCTCTACAGGCTCGATAGACATCACCAAGGTATGGCCCACAGGGTATGACACTATCGTTGCTCTAGCAGCCCACAATGGCTTCCTAGTGATCTTTGGCCGTAACTCTATTGTTATTTACTCTGGTGCTGATGATCCCGCAACAATGACGTTAAGTGACACTATATCTAATATAGGTTGTGTTAACAGAGATGCCGTGGTTTCTACAGGTAGAGACTTAATATTCTTAGATGACTCTGGTGTACGAAGCCTAGCTAGAACTATTCAGGAAAAGTCAGCACCTATTGGTGATGTTTCTAAGAACGTAAATAATGATATTAAGTCTTTGTTTGCTGCTGAGACAGGGAATATATCTTTACACTATTCGCCACAAGAGGCGTTTGTGTTACTTAACTTCCCAGTTCTTGCGGTAGTGTACGCATTTGATACACGATTCCCATTACAGGATGGTAGTTACAGAGCCACTACATGGTCTTCTATTAGTCCTTTAGCCTTTACTCATACTGTAAATGACAAGATGTACATTGGTGTAAAGGACGGGATAGGTGAGTATAAGACTTACACGGACAATACAGCGAGTTATCAGTTAAGTTACTTTAGCCATCCGTTAAGCTTTGGCAATACTTCTAATCTTAAATTCTTAAAGAAGATTAACTTAACTACATTTGATGGCGCAGAGTCTACTGTAGTTTTAAACTGGGCGTATGATTATTCTGGCGCATATAAGAAACAAGCGTACACATTGCCCCAATCTAACGTGGGTCAGTACAACATATCGGAGTTTAATACGACAGCAGAGTATTCATCTTCTATATCTTTAATTAACAGACAAAAGATTAATGCGTCAGGACAAGGAACGGTAGTAGCGATTGGCGCGGAAACTACAATTGATGGTAAACCCATTGCAATACAAGAGATTAACATTCAAGCCCTTATGGGAAGGATAGTATAAAATGTCGAATTACACCAAATTGACGAACTACGCTGCTAAAGACTCGATGGTCAGCGGTAATCCTGCCAAGGTAATTAAGGGCGTAGAAATTGGAGCAGACTACGATGCCATTGCTGTAGCAGTAAACAGCAAATCTAATAGCGCATCGCCTACTTTTACTGGTACTGTAACGGTAGCTGACTTAACAGCTACTGGTACGGTTAGCTTATCAACTATAGATGGTGGTACTTACTAATGGCTCTCGAACAAATGCAAAAAATGTTTATGGATAATCGAGGTTTGATTGGTGCGTTGGGCGGTGCAGCAGCGCAGGAAGCTATCATCCGAGATGTCCAGAAATTAGGTGAACAAGACTTACGAACTGTCTATGGTGATAGACCGCCTTCTACTCTTGCGGGTGGATTGATGGGCGAGATAGGCCGTCAGTCTGCATTCAAGCCTTTTACCGTAACTACTCCCACAGGAGGAGCGACTGTATCAGGTGCAGGAGATGTTACTCTTGGCATGACTCCAGAGCAGGAAAGAGTCAGGCAGCAGCTAACAGGGTTTGGCGAACAAGCATTTGGATTCTTGAGTGATCCTGCCCAGAGAGAGACAGAGCAGTCCAATCTTATAGGTATGCTTACACAGTCTCCCGCAGCTAGGTCGGCAAGAGAAGCAGAGATACGCACTGCACTACAGGCTGCACAAGCTCCAGAGCAAGAACGTGCAAGGCTAGGACTTGAGCAAAGACTAGCAAGCCAAGGTCGTCTGGGTGTAGAGACATCTATGTTTGGTGGAACGCCAGAAGGACTCGCATTAGAGAAAGCCATACAAGAGCAGCAAGCACAAAACGCACTAGCTGCAATGCAACAGGCTAGAGATGAGCAAGCACTAACATCATCTCAGACTCTTGCGGGACTACAAGAAATGCGGGGTCGTTCACAACTAGCGGGTGATCTAGGTCTACAAGCTTTGCAGTCTTCTTACCTACCGCAACAACAATTAATCTCTTCGTTGATGCCAGGATTAGAAGCTTCTCGATTAGAATCAGCCTTAAGAACCACAGGTCTAGGACTAGGCACTGGTCTTGCGGAGTCTACATTAGAAGCACAGCTAGGATATAATGCACTAGCTAATGCTTTAAGACAGCAGCAATTCCAAGGTTTGTTTGATTTATTGAAAGGTGAGCAAGAAGTAAC